TCGATCAGCTTGCGGTCAGGAGGCGGTGCCGGTTGTTGCGGCGGGTTGTTCGGATCGATCTTCTTGAAGAACCGCTCCGTGTTCTTGAAGCCCATGGTCTCAACCATGCGCGAAAGCGTGTGCCCGTACTCTCGCAAGCCGCAAAACGGATTTTGCGGGCCAGCCTGCAAAATGATCTGCTCTTGCTTGGCTGCGATCAGGCCAAGATTGGCAAGCATCGTCTGCCGGTTCGCCGCGCCCATGGCGACGTGAATATGTACCGACATCTGGTCCGACCACTCGCGCGGGTCGAACTCGATCATCTTGCCGGCGACCTTGATCCAGCGAGCACGGTCCTGGTGTGCACACAGCAGCTTGAGGACCCGGCGCATGATCTGCTCAACGCCGAGCGCCAGCCAACGGGCGTACAGCTCAACTCGGTCCCCGCCGGCCTGCTGCAGCAGATCGATACCCGTCGCTGTCTGGGTCAGGCTGTCAGGGTTGAGGCCTTGGTTGTGGCGGATGACGCCGGACGCCTGTTCCTTCTTGGCATCCATGTATTCGAGGATTTGGAAGCCAGATGCCGACAGGTCAGGTGTGACAATTTCCTTGATCACATCGCCGGGCGAACCGCGCACCGGCACAAGTCCGCCAACGTCGGCATCCAACAGCGCATCAACACCTTCCGGGTCGGTGCGTGTCGAGTCGTAGGCTGTCCGCGGCGTCAAGGACTGGCTCAAGCTGTCCAGCATCTTGCGCGTGACGACCGTGGAAATCTTCTGCGCATCAATGACGGTATCGGCGAGCGACCGGCCTACGAGCTTGTGTGCCACGCGGATGGGGGACCACGCGGTGAACTCGCTTTCGTTGACCGCAATATTCTCGAGGATCACGTTGCCGACGCGCTTGATCTGGCGCAGCTCGACATGGCCGTCGCCGTCGTAATCGATGCGCAGATACTCGGTGCGCAGCACGCACATCTTGCGGTTTTCGTGGTTCGACGTCTCGCGGTTGGTCGAGATGGACTCGTTCTGGAAGCGGGCCAGGGCTCTGGGATCGCTCGATAGCTCGATCTCGCGCGCGTTCGACGTCGAACTCTCCGGGTCCAGCTCGTGCGCCTTGTCGGGGAACAGGCGCTGCAGATCCGTGATGTAGATGTTGGACTGCTCGCGGGCGTGGTAGGGCGCCAGCTCTATGCTGCGGGCACGGCGCGAAATCTTGAACTCTTCGGGGGGGACGTTCTCGACGCGCGCGCGGCCAACCAAGGGCTTGCGCTGGATTTCGACCATGAACGTCGGCAGGGATTGGGTCTGCCCATCCGGGGCCTCGAGCTGTTCCGGCTGGTTCGGCGCCACTTCGAGCACCGTATATTCCGGGTCCTGCTCATACCTCATAAGCTGGGCGACACTCACACCATCGAGGATTTCCGGGGCGTCCGGCTGCGGGTCTTCCCAGTTGGTCGAGACGACGCCGATCCGCTGGGCGAGCCCGTCAAAGGCGAAGTCGTGCAGGATCGCCTCGCCGTTGTTGTCGCGGAAAAAAACGTGCCGCAAGCACTCGGCCACATCCTCAAGGTCAATACCGGCTTGATCGGAAGCGTTGGTGTCGTCATGCACTGTCACGAGGTCATCGGACTGCAGGAACACCCGCATCAGGTCGGGCATCACCCAATTGATGGTGTCCTCGACGTCGTGCGTGCAGACCTTGGAGCGGCCCTCGACCTCGTCACCGTAGGGCTTGGCGAAATAGCGGTCGAGCGCCTCGGCCTGCTCCTTGGCAAGCTCGGACGTGTAGTAGGACGATGCGTCGATTTCCTCAGCCGACAAAATAGCGATCAGGTCGCGGTCATCCATGGTGACGCGGCCTGCCGGTTTCTTGTCGTCCTGGTCGTTGTCGAGGTCCATGTGATTAAGCGATGGTTCCCAGGTTTGGACGTCTGCGCTCGCGCACGGCATCGATCCGCTGTCTAAAGTTCACGGCAAACTCGCCAAAGGCATCGGAGCTATGGCTAGACCAGTCGTGCGCCGGCCGCGTCCGAAACGTCTTGTTCTTGTCGTCCCATTCGCGGCGGTAGTTCTTCAGGGCTTCCAGACCGCGCTTGCACTTTGCCGCATCGAATACGCACCGTGGCAGCATCATGCGAACCGCGTTGATACGCTCGGTTGGCTCAGCCTTCACACCGACGTTGATCGGCCGAATGCCCATGTTTTCAAGCGCGTCCTTGCGGCACGTCCCGCTGATTAGCTCGCGAATGTCGATGTCATGCGGCAGGTAGTGGGTGCCGTAGACATAGGGCTTGGCCTTGAGCACCTTCGCCGTCTCATCGAGGCCTTGGTTGTTGACCTCGTAGTGATCTATGACCCTGATTTCACGGCCCACCGTCTGGAAGAACCAAACCGCCGTGGCGTCGTCCAACCCAAGATCCCATGACGTGTCCACCGGGGTACTGCGCTCCCACGGCACCGTGGTTACACGCTTCTGCGCCTCAAGATCGGCAATGTCCTTGCCGTAGTAGGCGCCGACAATCGCGGCGTCGAAGCTGCACTCATACTCTTGAGCGTACTGCTCAGGCGTCATCGACACCTTGGCGTCTTCAAGCTCGTCCTTGTCGACAATGCCGGTCTCGGAAGCCTTGAGCAGAAGGGCGAACCACTCGTCCGGCTTGCTCGTTGCGCCGGGCCACCCCGTCTCGGGATTACCGGCATAGATGTCGTAGAATCCGTTGCGGCCCTTCGGCGTGCCGATGAAAGTTGCCCACCCGCGCCGGTCAGACAGTGCAGGCCGGATAACCTCAGGCCAAACGCGGGGATCCATATCGGCGTATTCGTCGAGCACCACGCCATCAAAGTAGAGGCCGCGGATGCGGTCGTAGTTATCAGCGCCATAGAGGCGGATGCGCGCCCGTCCGCCGGTTGGCGTCGGGATGTCGACGCGAAGCTCGCTCTCGTTCGTCTCTACGCCGGGGATTGAGCCGGTGTACTGCTTGAGGTAGGTCCAGGCCACATCCTTCGCCTGGTTGTAGTGCGGGGCAATGTACGCGAACCGTGGGTTCGGCTTCGCGCACCGGAGCGCAGCGTCGACCAGGTCCATAATGCAGGCCACCGTCTTGCCAGCGCGGCGGTGAGCGACGATACAAGCCCACCTCTGTTTCCGCTTATGGAAGCCGTAGAACTGCCGGCGCGCCCTGTAGCCTAGGTCAATGACCTGCGTGTCCATTGGACTGATGGGGCTCGTGGTCAGCTACGTCGTCATCGTCGTCGGGCACATCGCGCGGCACACCCGACACAATCTGTATCTTCAGCGGCGCGTCGGGATCGCCCGTGATGGTCATGGGCAGAACCTTGCCGACCAGAGACATGAACGCGACAGGATTCTTATCCGCCTGCTCTTCGAGATAGGTGATGCCGCCCTTGTTGTTGAGCGCACCCAAGATCATGGCCTTGAGGTCAGCATTGATCTTGTTCGGCACGCCCTTCTTGCGGCCTGATCCTTCTCTTTTGCCTCCGTGCGACATCTTTGAAAGTTGCCTCTACTATTTCAAGCTACACGTGCATGAGGCCAAGTCCGACAAGGGCTTGCGCCTCTATCGTTCCTGGCACTCCGATTTGAAATCCAAACAGCTTTGCTGCTGCAACAACGATGAGAGCCGCCCCTACAAGGCGCAGGAGCGGCCGTGCTTGTCCGAAGATGGCGTCTACGCTCATGCTGCTGCGAGCCTCGGGGTTTTCAGTCTCTTGGCAATGTCGCGAAGCATGAGCTTTCCTTCGTCATCGGTGACATTGAAGATATTGTTTCCAGCGTCATCCTTCACCGGAGCGGCCTTGGCCTTCAGGCTCTCAACCGCATAGGCTGCGGCCTCTGACGCCGACACCGGGCCAAGCGCGATCGAGAACATCACCGGAGCGAGGAACGTCGATACGAGACTGACAAGGAAGCCGATGGCAATCGTCGTCCAGGTCAGCGAGGCCTTATCCGGGTCCAGGCTCTGCGTGGCGAGCTGGGCGACGAAGCCGGTTTGCGCAACCACGGCCGATGTCTTGAACTCGGTCTTGTTTGCGGCCGTGCGCTTGCCGTCCAGAATGCGCTGCGTTGCTTCAATGCGCTTGGTGAGGTCTTCGACCTTCTCGACTTTGCCGACTTTCTCAGCGATCGCGTCGCGCTCGCGCATTTTAGCTTCGCACTTGGATTTACAACCGCCGCGTGCCGTCTCGTTGGCGATGGCCTTGTCTGCCGTCTCGAGCTGGGAGCGGAGCGCATCGGCTTTGACGGTCGCCGCCCAAGCGTTCTGCTCGGTCAAATCCTTGAGCTGCTTGCGCCACAGCTCGAGGTTGGCGGCGTCATCCTTGGCTGCGGCCTGGTTATTCTCGTAGACCGCATTGGTGATGCCGGTGGTTTCTGCCTCCATGACGCGGGTGCCAACGGTGTAGCCGAGATGCGAGAACAGCTCGACGGCCAAGAACAGAGCGCCGACGCAGCGGAAGGCATTGCTGGCGATCTTGTCGGTGCGGATATGCTTGACGTAGGGCCAGATGATGCTGCCGGCGATGGTGAGCAGGCCGAGGCAGACGGCGTGCAGGAAGCTCATGGATTTGCCGTACTGAAAGGTCATGGCTACGGCGACGGCGAGAGCCGGGATGCCGACGTAGAGGGCGACCTTACGCACGGTGGCGATGTCGTTCATGGGATGCATGGGGGATGCCTCCGTTCAGCGGGGGTTCAGACGGGGTGTGCTAATGAAGCCCCCAAGCTGCCGCTCTCTGTGCAGGGGTAAGGCGCAGCGGCACGTCTTCGTCGCACTGGCCACGAGGTTTAAAAGCAGCTTGGGGATCGGTTAATTTTGGGCGCAGTAACCCGGTAGCCGCGGTTGCAGCTCCGGCGGGCCAATCTTGGCGCTCACATCGACGGGATGGGGCCGTGGGCCGTTACGGGTCGCAAACGCCGCGACCTGCCGAAACGCCACCTATCTTGCACTAATGGTCTGATTTGCCGGTAAGTTCAAGAGTCTTGCGATAAGGTTCGGGAAGTTGTGGCGCGGGGGATTCACTTCCGCCCTGCTGCGCGCGCCGCGTCAGCTTCGAACACCAGCTTCATCACCATTGCTGTTCGATCCATCTGCGGCTTCTGCGCGAACCTAAGGCGATCCAGAGCCGCAAGGAACTCTGTTCCTTGGTCGTTGTCCGTGCGCATCGAGAACAGCTTCTGTGCCATGAGGCCTCCTATACAAGGCCATTATGGCGTAATTACGCAACAGGATCAAGTTTCGTGGGAGACGCGCGCATTTGGTATTGACTGCGTAATTACGTTGTGCGATACCAACATCAGTCAAGCGTATCCCCGGCGCCAGCGAAGCAAGGCCAGCCAAACCGGCGCCGGGAACAACCGTCGAAACCCAAGCTCTTATGAAAAGGCTTCAACATGATCGACTTTATCACAGCACTCTCGGGAACTGAAACCGCCTTCGCCGCCGTCCTGGGGTTTATCCTCGTGCCTTTCTGGGCCTATGGAATGCTCTGCCTGCTCATGGACGGGATTGACTACGGGTGATGGTGGAAGACCGATGCAGGATAACGACGGGGGCGGGCTTCAGGGTCCGCCCCTATTTCATGCCGCCTCCAAATTATCCGCCCTGATTTCGATCTCGCGCGTAGACCCGAAGAAGAACCCAAGAACCTTCGCCCGGTTGCCCTTGAGGAACGTCACCTGTGCCTTGCTGCCTGTAAAAGCGCCGGCCTTGATGCGGGCCTGCTTGCCCTTGCGCACCGCCGGCTGACGGACTTTGCTCGCCTTCACGTCGGTCACGATCTGCGTCTTGAACCGGGAGACCTTCTCGTCGCTGGTCGACGCGGGCGGCTGCCCCTTGCCGAGCGTGAAGAACTCCTTCACGCCGCGCACCTGCTTCACCCTCCACATCCACAGCGTGACCGTGTGAGGGTCTGATGGCGCCTTCACGAACACCAGACGCGGGATGATCGGGATCAGCTTGCGCTTGCCCTTTCCTGCCTTCTGGCGCTTGACAAGCGCGGGCACGAATGGCGTCTCGCCTGCCTTTTTCAAGATGCGATGAACCGCGATTTCCTTGTTGTGATCCGTGATGACGGCGTAGTAGGTCACAGCAAAGCCTCCTGCTTGGGCTGTTCGGCCTTGGCTTGCTCAACGAAGAAGTCAGGCTGTGCGTAGGCCT